ACTATCTATCTTACCATTTCTTAAAGTAAGAGAGCCACTTGATAAATTTATGACTTCTTTGTCATCATTAATATATTTCTTTAGTGTTTCGTATTGTACTATTTCATCTACACCTTGGCGTGTACTATCTCTACACAAAGATATTTGAATTGACTTTGGACAAACCAAATAATCTTTTGCCAATGATTTTATGTGAGTGTGAGTTATATCTTCTTCACTTTTTAAACCATGAAATTGTAAATTTTTAATTAATCTATTTCTTAAACCTTTGACAACATTTCTTAAATCTTTATCTAAATCTTCTTCTTCACAATGTAATATTTGTTGCCACTTTTTTAAATCTTCTACTAAATTTGATTCGTTAGTTGCCTGACGACTTCTTTCTATATTGAAAGTTCCGTTTTTAGTTTCAACTATAATTTGTTTGGACACTACAACGATATGTGTAAAAACTTAGGTATGCCACCTTCTAAGTTAAATACTTTGTTTTTGTTTTGAAATTTTACTAGTTTGTGAGCATCTTCTTCAAAAAAATATTCTGCTACAACAACTTTGTTTGGAAACTCTAAAACTTGCCAAATGATTTCACCATTCTTCTTTGTCATCTTTTTACGATAATGTAAATCTTTTTTCTGTTGGTCACCAGGTCGTTTATCACCTTTATAGAATCTAACTTTTTGTTTTTTAGCCATTATAATTTAAAGTCTGAAAACTTCTCATACGATTGTTCTGGTGTGGGATAGCTTTCATCTTGTTTTAATTGTTTACCACCTACTATATTTTGTGCTGAATTTTCTGTATCATACAATCTCATTTTTGCCTTATCAACACCTACGATAAATGATCTATTAATACCAGGGTCATTATATCTATTCTTTAATTGTTTTACTTTCATTTGACCTAGACTTTCTAATTCTTCGTTTGACATAAGAGCAAACATAAAGTCAGCAGTCGCTGGTAAACCAAAAGACTCTGATGTATCTTCTAAACCAATATCTGTACTTACAAAACCTGTTCTAGTTGTTTGTGTCGCACTAAAGATAGGAACATCAAACTCAACAGCAAGACCTCTTAGTTCTTCAGCAATTGCTTTGATATAGAAATAAGATGATATATTACCACCTTTAAACCGACTAGACGCACATATATTAAGATAATCAATAAAGATAACTTGTGGTCTAAATGATTTCTTCAACGCTAGTTCATTTAATAGACTTCTAAAATGACCAGAGTGAGCAGATGCTGTAGGATATTCTTTGATAATTAAATTACCATTTGTTTTATCTTCTAATTTTTTAACTTTGTTATCGTATAATTCTTTTGGCATAGTTCTAATATCGTCCATAGAAATATCAAATAGATTAGCGTCTATTCTTTCAGCAATTCTTTCTTCAGCCATCTCTAGTGTGATGTATAATACATTCAAACCTTGAGTTAAAAATGATGAAGCACAATGACACATAAACAAAGACTTACCAACACCAGTACCAGCCAGTGCGATATTTAAAGTCTTACTTGGTATACCACCTTTTGTAATTCTATTGAAGTATGATAAATCAAATGGGTATCTTTTTTCTTTTGTGTGGTACCAATCAAATCTTCTTTGAGCATCTCCAATATAATCGTGCCCAATATGATTATCAAATGAAACTGCTAGAGCGTCAGAAAGAATACTTGGTATCGCCTCTGGTGTTCTAGTTTTATCTTTGTTATCTAATATCTTAATACCATCAAGTACAGCATTGTGTACTGCTCTATCTTTACAAAACTTTTCTGTTGTATCTAACAACCATTGTAAATCTGTTTCTTCGTGTATTAATGAATCAATTAATGTTTTAACATTTTTGTATTCTTCTTCGTTAATATCTTTTCTACTATTGATTTCAATAGCGATTGATTCTTTAGTAGGAACATTCTTATATTTTAAAACAAACTTTTCTATTTCTTCAAATAATATCTTCTCATCTCTTTTGTTAAAGTATAAAGGTTTTAAGAAAGGTAAAGTCTTTCTAGTAAAATCTTCATTGTAAAAAAGATTAGTTAATATTGTGGATTCTATTCTTTCATTATTCATTTATTTCAAGTGTCCCATTTTGTAATTGTTCTTCAACTAACTCAATTAATATATCACCGATATAATTTCTAAATTCTGTATCTTCTACTTCTAATTTACTAGGATTAAGATGTATGTCGTAAGTAAACTTTAATGGTATCTGACCATCTGCGTTTTCAGTTTCAGAAAATTTAACATTGTTGTATTTGTAGATTATATCTTTATACTTGCCTTCGGTTAACTTTATACAACTAAAGTCATCACCTTTTTTTTGAGCAAAGATATATCTTTTATTCTTCTGATTCTTCTGTTCCGTAGCTGAATTTTCGTTTTGCGATTTCATCTATCTTGTCTAATACCTCTTTTGTAAAATACTTGTCAGGATTATCATTTATATTCTTACCAAAGACTTTAGACCCATCTGGCATTTCGTATCTTGTAGATACTTTCTTAAAGATACCACCTTCTTCAGCGAGACCAATAAGACCATAATACTTGTCTAAACCTTTTTTGTAAGTAAGTTTTACATCTATTTGTGCGTTTTCTTTTGTTAACCTTGACTTGTAATTTTTACAATGTATGATATTACCAACAACTTCGGTACCGTCTTTTTCTTTTCGTTTACCTAAGTAGATGATTGATGAAGCTGCGTATTTCAAACCACTACCGCCGCCCATTTCTTTTTGAGGGAACATTGAACCAATGACATCATAAGTGTGGTTAGTCATTATCATAGGTACATTTGCTTTACCTAGTTTCAATGTTAATACTCTAAATGTTGATTTAACAATTTGTGAACGAGTCATATCTCTTGTTTCTTTACCAGCTGCTGTATCTTCCATTTCTTTTGTAGTAGATAACATACCTAAACTATCTAATACAAACAACAAAGGTTTTCTACCAGACTCTGGTTGTTCTTGTACTTGTCTAAAATTTTTATTGATTGATTTCTAAATTCTTGTACTGTGGCAACTGGTACGATAACCATTCTTTTAGAATCAATACCTCTACTCTCAATCATATCTTTTGAGATAGCACTTTCTGATTCAAAGTATATCACACCAGCGTCTTTGTCTTTATCTAAGAACGCTTTACATATACCTAATGCGAAAAATGTTTTACCTGTTGCGGCCTCACCAGCGATTGCTGTGATCTTGTTTCCTGGCATACCTTTATAGATACTACCAGATAATAGTGCGTTAAAAGAATATGAACCTGTGTCAATAAAACTAGTGACATCAGCGCTGTCAATACCATCACTTACTAAACCAGCATATTCATTACCAGTTTCTTTAATTATATCTTTTAAAAAATTACTCATATTCAATCTCCTTATTTGTATTACAATATATCATACTTATACGCTTTTGTCAATGTTAATTATTAAAGTCTTTATCATATGGAAGTAAGTGTGTNGGCAAATATGGCTCACCCTCTCCTTCAATTCTTAACTTTGGGTCTTCTGGTACATAACCTTTTTTAGGGTCTTCAAAATCTTCTGACTTNACTCTTTCCCATAATACTTTCTTCATTTCATCTATACTGACCATACCAAAATCATTATAAACTCTNCCCTTAAATTTACCAGCTAGATAGTGTACAATTTCTTTGTTGTATGCTATTTTACGCTGATAGTCCCAATACTCTTTTAAATCTATGTATGATTTTTTCGTAATCGCCATAGAAGTATTTATTTCTTTAGAGCAATGGCTCCTATAAAATTAAAGTTCTGCCAGAAATTATGTACTTCAAAACCTGCCTTGTTTAACATATCATATATTTCTGTCTTAGTATTTAATTTCATCATGTGCCTTAATTGTACTTCCTTATCTAATATTTCTTTATCACTAAAATATTTTCTTTTATAATCATAAAAAGTAAAAGTCATCATGTCTTGTATTTTAGGATTACAACTAAAAGTTTTTTCACTAAAGATAAATGCGCCACCTGTATTAAGACCATTGTAAACTTTATTCAATACTTCTTGTCTATCTTTTGGCGACATAAATTGTAAAGTAAATATAGAAGTGACTAGTGAACAATTATTAAAACTATAATCTCTTACATCACCTTTATAATAACTTAGTTGTTGATACTTTTCCTCATCAAAATTATAGTCACCATAGAAATCATCTTCTATTTCAATACCAGTGTATTGTGCGTTTGGAATATGTGCTTGGTTTTGTTCAATCATACCTTTTAATAATTTACCTGTTGAACAACCAATGTCAACAACTTGGGTATAGTCTTCTACAAAATATTTTGATAGTGAAAGTATATCACCCCATAAGTGAGAATACCCTCTAACGGATTTATCAATGTGATTATCAAATCCTTCTTTGTCTGTGGCAAATGTAAACTTAGTCATTATTTAACTCCTTATATGGTTTCAATACTTTATTGTAAACACTTTCAGCAAGTGCNTTCATCATCAACGGNGGTACCATACGACCAATCCTTTCTGATTGTTGTTTATGTTTACCTGTCAATTTAAAGTCTTCAGGTAAAGACATAATTCTTTTTAGTTCTTTGATAGTAAACTTTCTATCTTCTATTGGGTGGCAAGTACCAGCAACACCAGCAAGATTACCCATCGCAGTAATTGTTGGACAAGGTTTTCTC